CGCCGCCGTCGTTTGATCCCGACAGGGTCCATGAAACCGGAGCCTGCTGGATTTGCTGGCTACCGTCAATCGCCAGCCAGTAGCTGTCGACGACCTTCGCGGTCGCGCCCGGCAGTCGGTAGGCGATCCAGCCGGTGTTGCCGGTCTTGACCATCGCGTTCGACTTGCGGCCGTCGAAGATCAGGTAGCCGTTTCCGGCCGACTGCGTGACCGTGCCGCTCGGCGCGTTGGCTATGGTCATCTCCGGCGTCAGCGAGTTGCGGGTCGACGGCGTCAACATCGTGCCGGTCTCATTGATCTTCAGATACGGGCCGTCCTTGAAGACCATGTCGGTCAGCGTCCAGTCGGTCTCGCCACGCCGCGTAAGCTGCTTCGGACGGTAGCCTCGGCAGGTCATGTAGATCACGTCGCCGGACTGGCGGAACTGGATATTGTCGAGGTCGTTCGCGCCGTAGGGCGTCGCGATCTCGTAGGGCGTGCTGCCGCCCGTCACGACCTGACCGTCCAGCGTCCAGAAGCGGAAGTAGTGATGACCGGCTTCGATCGCGTAGACCTGCGTGCGGTTGAACTGGAAAGGCAGGAAGCGCAGGAAGCCGTCGGTGAACTTGGCGCTGCCGAGATGGATGGAGCCGGGCATGCGGGTCAGGCCGCCGAAGCGCAGGACGATCCAGTTGTCCAGTTCCTTGACGCCGTTCTGGAAATGGTCGGTGTCGACGCGCGCGTGCATCAGCGGGCCAAGCGCGCCGCGCGACATGTTCATCTGAAGGGTATGAACGGTCACGACCAAGTATCCTCGTAGGTGCCTTCGCCGATGCCCCGGATGCGAAGGATGTCATGCTGCTCGACAGGCTCCGGTGCCTTCTCCAGCGCGTTGATCTCGTATGCCTTGTCGATCCGGTCGCTGCGCAGTTGAATGAGCCGGTCGATATAGGTGGCCTTGCCGGTGATCTTGTGGGCGAGGTTGATCGCCAGCGTCGAGGCGACGACCTCGGCGAACAATGGCTCCCACTCTCCGGGGTTGTCGACCCGGACCACCCACCAGCTTTTCAGCACGGGACCGTGCTTGGTCAGGACGCCGTCGCGGACGCGGGCATAGTCGATCAGGCGGCCGTCGCGCTGGCCGTCATAGGTCGGCGGCACGATGCGCAGCGCGCCGTTCGGCTCGCGATAGCGGTAGGTCCAGCGGGAGGTCTTGTCGAAGAGCCCGTCGTTCTGAAGCTCGTGGTATTCGAGCGCGAAGCTCCAGAAGTTCGACGACAGTTCGACATCGACGAAACGATCGAAATTCCGATTGAGCCACCGCGCAGCCGGTCCCGTGCCGGGCGGTGCGATGATCGGCAACTCGTCCAGATAATCCAGCGCCATGTTGTAGACGCTATAGCGCGTGTGGATAGTCGACATCTTAGCTCGCCCATACTCTTGCCCGGTTGGCGACGCTTGCCGGGTCGCTGATCTTGACGCCAGAAGTTCCGACAAGCCCGTCAGGCTCGCCCACGGTCGACGGCGTCCATTCCATCTCGCCGAGCATGGACAGAATGACCGTCCGCTCGAAGATCGTGCCTTCGGCGGGCCGACCCATCGTGAGCACTTCGGCGAGCCGCCCGTGGGCGGCCATGTTGACGTGATGGCTCTCGATGATGACAGCCGGCGTGACCTCGTTGCCCTCGCCGTCATAGGTCGCGGGCGTCTTGACGACAGGCCCAAGCTCGTCGATCAGCACGCCCTCCGATAGGATGAGCGCACCCGTCTCCGGGTCCAGCGTGGCGATAGGGGCCGGCGAATAGGTGTCCGTATCGGGATCGTAATGGCCCACCGGATTGATGAGCGTCGTCAGCACCGTGACGATGGCTGCGCGGTCGGCGTGCCAGAGCAGATATTCGATCATGGCGTGCTCCTTGCGATCAGTTCGGCGTCGGACCAGAGGCGCGGCACGATGACGACGCGTTTGATATGGCCGAAGAGTTCGGCACCGGAAGCGGTTCGGCCGAAGCGGACGGTTGTGAGCGAGGCAGGCACAAGCGGATAGTCTGTGCTGCTCGTGCTAAGCACTCCATCATGCGCAATCCGCATATTGCTCGGCCCGACGCGCACTGCCGTCCGGACCGGAGCGGCTGACATGGCTGCGCCTGCCAAGGCGACCGACCCTTGTCCGGGCACATTCGTTACCATGCGATTTCGCTGCGTCGCGCCGTTGTATAAGAAGAGGCGGTTTACATCGACGCCCTCGTCAATTTGGAGCGATGCGCGCAACGCGGATGCCAGACCCGACCCATAGTTCCAGTTCGCCTCCACCATGATCGACACTTGGGTGTCATCGTAGGGGATGGCCGACCGGGCAAGCGTGGGGAAATCCGCCGCGCGGGTGACCTGCGAGGCAGTGGTCGGGATGTAGGATGACGGCATGGGGGCAGCTTCGATCTGATAGCCAGAGACTTTGAACGTGCGGCTGCTATTGGTTGCCACCTTAGCAATCCCACAAGCGCCGCCGCTGCTGGCAATGCCGGTCGCCCAGACGCGATACAGCCCACCGCCGAGATGCGCCGTCATGTATGTCAGTGGGGATGGCGGAGCGCCGCCGACGAAGCAATAGAAATCGTTCAGGCTTGAGCCATTGGTCGTTGACCCGAAAGCAGGAGCGGCACCGTCGTCCATCCTGACAAAAAACGACAAGGTGTAGGTCGTGCCGTTGACCGTGACGCCTGTTTTGTATGCGCTGGAATTTGTCGAGCCATCATGCCCAAACGCCAGTCCGGTCGAGCCGGTCAGCCCTGTGAAAGTCGTAGCCGAGACCAATCCGCTGCTCACCGGCGCATCCGTAACGCCGTTCGCAAATTCGGACTGCGTGAACAGGTTCGTCCGCTGCCCCTCGATCAGCACACCAAGCCGCTCTCTGGTCACCGGATCGTGGTCGAACCGCATGAGGTCCGCGCCCACGCTCTCCATCACGCCAGCCGCGTTGTAGCGCATCCCCGACGACGCGCGGGACACGGTTAGGAGATCAGAGGCTCGGCCTACCTGTAATGCGCTGCCGTTGCGGATAGCGTAAGAGCCGTCCGTGAAATCAATCGCCAGCCCGTTCGGCTCGTCCGCAAGCAGACTGTCAGCCAGCGGGGCAGCAGCACCCACGCGATGCCGCCGACGCGCGTTCATCAGGTATGCTGCTACCGCTTTTCTGTTCACTTCGTATCACTCTCGTGTTTCGCTACGTTAGCGGCCATATCGCGCATCTTGCGGAACTTGCCGTGCTTGGAGCGCGGCGCGATGTTCTGCAAGGTGTCGTAGACCGACTTGCCGGCCGCGTTGGCGAGGATACGGGCCTCGTCGCGCTCCGTCTTGTTGATCTGCTCCGCACGGGCGTTCAGCACCTGAAGCGGGATAGGCTCGCCCGGTGCGCCCGTGTAGCCGGCGACGATCTGGTCAGCGGTCGGCGGTGCCAGCTTGCTATCCTGCTCGGCCTTGCCCTCGGCCTTGCCCTGATCATGACGGACCTGCTCGCGGCGGGTCAGCTTCGGTGCCGGGGTTTTCGGCTTGTCGGCGTTCTTGGCGAGCACGTCTTCCTTACGGACGAGGCTGTCCTTCAACGCCTGCTCCTTGGCCTTGGCCTGCACTGCCTCTTTGGCGGCGCGACGGGCTTCGGCCCTCTTGGTTCCTGCGGTCGTCATTTACTTGTTCTCCAGTGGCAGTAGAGCGCGGCCGGTATCCCGGCCGCGCCCTTGCTCGGTTAACGCTGCTGCTGCGCGCCGATGTAATCGACGTTCAGAGTGCGGGCAGCGGCAGAGCCGGCCTGCACGCCGTAGGACAGCGCGAGGTCTTCATCGTTCGGCGCGTTGGTCGTGACGACGCCACCGACGCGCGTTCCGTTGAAGAACACGTCGATCTTGTCGCCATTCGCATCCCAGTAGAACTCGACATCGAAATAGGCCCCGTTGGTCAGGGTGCCGACTTCGATAACGGTCTCGGCCGCGTCCTTCTCGACAACGAACGACAGCTTGTTGGTGCCGTCGAGCTTGCGGAAGTAGATGCCATCGCTGACGCCACCGACCGGGTCGGTGTCGGTGATGTAGAGGCCGGCGAAGAAGTCGCAGTCCGTCGCGTCCGACAGCGAGAAGCGACCAACGAACTGGAGCTTCTTGTCAGCAGCGAAACGGAAGTTCTCCTGCGTGGCCTGCGCCCAGCGGGCATCGTTGTCAGCGCCCGACGTGGTGACGGCGAGGATGCCGCCAGCGCCAGCGACAACGGCGCTCGTGCCGGTGCCGGTAACGGTCACCGTCCAGTCGCCTGCCGTGTAGTGGAAGAAGTCGTTGAAATACGTCGCAAAGTCCTTGCGAGCGCGGTTCCAATCGAACTTGCGGTATGTAGCCATTTTCATTCTCCTTGTTGGCAATCAGGCCCTATGCCTGATCGGCAGTGGTGACGGCCCGTAGGCCGCCACCGTTCTTGAGCACCGACGGCTTAGCCGTTGGTGACGAGCGCCGCAAACGGAATGTGCTTCCGTTCCGGGTAGACGCGATCCCAGTTCGCGGCGAGCATAAGCTCGGCGTTCGTCGGGAAGTTGCCGCCCACCTGCGCCTCGGTCCACTTGATCCCGTAAGGGTGGATCGCGAACTGGCGGCGGGTCCACAGCGTCTCCATACCCATGCCGTCACCGGCAGAAGGCACAGGGTCGACCTCGACCGGCTTGGCGACCGGGGCTTCCGCCCAGCCGATCGCGTCGGCACCGAAGAGGTAGCTGTGATACATGACCTGATTGGCACCCTGAATGACCGGAGCCTGATCGGAGATGGCTACACGGAAGTCCATGTAGTATTCCGACCAGATTTTGCCGGTGCTGTCGGGACGGAAGTCGATCAGTTCCAGCTTCGACAGCCGGGTGTGAACGACCGAGTGCATCACGATCAGCTTCAGGTCGCGCTTGGCGTCGCCGAGCGTCTGCGCGGCGTCCATCACGGCCTCGGCCGAGAACAGGTTCGATGCAGCCGGCGTGCCGACGGTGTCCATCGAAATGTCCTTGACCATGTCACCGCCGTCATTGGCGATGTTGTCAGCGACGACGCCGCGCACCGAAGCGATGCCGACCTTGTCATACTGACGGCCCCAGTATTCGCCCGTGCGGGAAACGATGCGCTGCATCGGATCGGAGCCGGCAAGCTCCTGCACGAGGTTCATGGTCGACCAGCCACGGGTGCGGATTTGGCGACGCGCCATGTCCTTGCCGGTGCTGATCGTTCCGGGCGTGCCGTGGCTGTCCGGGTCGTCCGACGCCGGATCACTCTCGGTGTCGTCCAAGTCCTTCCAGAACGGCACCTGAAACAGGATGCCGCCACCGGCAAGCTTCTTGGCGAGGTCCGCGTCAGAGCGGAACACGCCGGCATTGTATAGAGCCGACTTGTAGGTCGTCTCCTTGGTCAGGTAGCTGTCGAACATGTCAGGGACGATCACGTCCGACAGCCTTACGGTTTCGTTAGCCATTTCCGTTTCTCCAGATTAGCTCTTCAGCCCGAAGTCCGACGGCTTCTTGCCGGCGGCCGTGATCAGGCCATGAGCGTATTCGGGATCGTCTTTCGCGACCTTCATCGCACGAGTGAGGTTGAACGACGCACCGTCAGCGAACGGGTTGTCGATCGGATCATTGCTGCCGCGAAGGTGCTTAGCCTCGGCCAGAAGGGACATGCCCGCCTTGCCGAACATCATAGCCAAGGTCGAAGAGGCGACGATCCTCTGTTCCTTCCCGTCCTTGTCCTTCACGCGCATGATCGCACCGATGCGCTCCAGTTCGTCCCACGCCTCCTGCCCGCCAGCTTCATTGATGAAGCGATCGGCGAACTCCAGATGCGTGCGAGCGGTCGGGCCGTTCAGCGGGCCGAGCAGCTTGACAAGCTTGTCGGTTTCCACCTTGGCCGTCTCCGCGAACTCCTTGACCTTGGCTTCCGCCTGCCCGTTGTAGTCAGCAACGCGGTCGGCGATGAACTGGTCATGCAGCGCAGCAGCCTGCGCCTGATTGAGCCCGATTGAATGCGCCAGCGTCTTGAACTTGCCAGCCGCCTCACCGTCATAAGGCAGGGCTTCAGGCAGGTCTTTCGGCACTGTGAACTTGTAGGCGTCAGCCGTCTCCGGCCGCCCCAGTTTGTTCAGGTATGCGGTCTTCTCTTCCTCGGTGGCGTCCTTGCCCGGAATGCGTACTGCATTGCCGAGCAACTTGGCCTGTTCGTGCGACTTCTTCGCCAAATCCTCGACGGACTTGACGCCGCTTTTCTGGAGCCAATCGCGGGTGTCCTGCTCGATCGCAGGAGCCGTCATCCACTCCGGGGTTTCAGGCGGTGATCCCTCGCCGCCCTTCACCCCACCGTCCGATTTTTGGGTATCCGGCTTGGTCTCGACAGTCTTGTCGGTGTTGGTTTCGACAGTCTTGTCGGCACCGCCCTCGACCTTGGTCTCGACCTGCTCGGTTCCATTTTCCTCGGTAGGCATCTCAAATCTCTCCGTTCTGTGCGGCCAGTTCGCGGGTCACTGCGCTCAACAGGCCGTCCATTTCCTTCGGGGTAGGCGTGACCATGCGCAGCAGGTGGCCGAACAGCTTACGGCCTCCCTCTGCGCGATGAAGCTGTTCACTCGTGATCTCGTCTGGCGTGACGGTCAGGAAACCGCTTTGCAGCGCCATGTCGACGAGGACAAGGTTCTTGTCTTCTTCGGTCGGCTGGCCGCGCCCGACGAAGACGTTGACGTATGCCTGACGCAGTCGGTGTTCCGACTGCGCCGGGCTGGCGTTGGGGTCGAACAGATCGGACAGGGCCACGGTCATTGCGCGGCCCCCTGCATCGTGCCGGCCGCCGCATTGATCGTGGCCGGATCAAGCAGACGACGGAGGGTGGGGGAGCCAGCGGCTCGCTCCGCACCTTCCGCCATCGCAGCGCCGCCGGCCCCGATCGCGGCGGCAGCTTCCCCGCCTTGCTTCATGCTTTCAAGCGAGGCCATCATCTGCATCATCTGGTCCTGCTGACCGCGCGACGCCTTGGCGTCATCGGCCGGCAGCAAAATCTTGGCCGGTGCGCCAAGCACTTCCTGCGCCACGTCGATCATCTCGTCGACATCAAGACGCTGCGCGGTGCCGGGCCGGACTTCCTCCAGCGCCGCGACGAACTGGACAAGCTGCTGCATGCCGACGAGTTCACCCATGCGGCGCAGCCGGTCGAGCGGCGAGTTGAAGGTGGCCGACACGTCGGCGTCGGCCATGCTGGCCGGAAGCTCCAGCGGCGAGCCTTCGTTGAACGCGCCCTTGCGGCCTAGCATGCCGATCTCTCGATCGTTCATGGCGGCCAGACCTTCGTTCAGCGAGATGCCGACCGGGCCAAGCATCTCGCCCTTCTCCTGCGCCTTGATCAGCGCGGCCGTAGCGGTGTCCTCGGTATCGTTCAGGATGATCTGCCACAGGTTCAGGTAGAGCAGTTCGCGTGCGCTGGTGCGGCGCTGTTCCAAGATGACGCGAGCAAAGTCAGGCCGAACGCCAGTGTTCAGCGGCGCAAAGAGCGGCTTGCCGTCGCCGGTCACGAGGTTCGCGTTGGTCGCCCCCGGATTGAAGTTCAGGCGGATCATGTTCTTGCCCGACAGGCCATAGGCCGGACGAAGCATGGACTGTGCCGCGATCAGTTCGTTCTTCGCCATCTCGTTCAGCGACTTGATCTCACCGAGCGCGTAGGCGATAGGGCCTTCCGAATACGGACGGCGACCTGTGTTCGACCACGGGTAGCGGACGAACGGGAACTCGTAGAAGCCGCCCTCGCCGATCAGGTGATCTTCATCGGGCAGGCAGTAGTAGGAGGCGAACTTGGCGCTGCGCGTGCCGAAGCCGGTGCGCTTCATCTCTTCGCGCGGCTTGACCGCGTGCATGACGCGGAAGCTCTCGTGCCGCTGCTTCGGATCAGCCGCGAACCGGGCCACCTTCGCGCCGACCTTGTCCGGGCCGAACTCGGCGACAAGCTGGATAGCCGACATGCGGAAGACGCGGAACATGCGCTCCGGCATGCCGTCATTGCCGACGGCCGGGTAGAGTTCGGTCAGCGGCATGAACTCGTATTGCCACGGCACGGCCGGGCCTTGGCCGTTCACTTCCTTGACGAATAGCCATCCGTCGCCGAAGCCGCACAGGCTCTTCATCGCCGAGCGGTGCGCCGGCCAGAAGCCGGACTTCGGGTTGTGGCGAACGCGGAACAGATAGCCGTTGACTTTCTCCAGCCCGACCCTTTCGTCGTGCGTCATCTCGCGGCCGAACACGTCGCTGGTGCCAAGCTCCTGCCACGTCTGCGCCTCCGGCGTCTTCAGGCTGATCATGCCTGCGGTCAGACGTTCGATGCCCCACAAGGAAGTCATGTCGTAGAGCCCGGCGGATCGCTCCGCTGCTACCGGGGTAGACACGACTGCGTTGATTGCGGCCGACGAGGCCGTGCCGAGCATGATGTCGAACTGTTCGGTCTGCGGAAGGACGTAGCGCGCCACTGACCGCCAGTAGCGTTCCCAAGGCAGGCGCGCTTGCGCCAGCCCCGACCACTCGTCCTTCAGATCATTGACGATACCCAAGGTCTTACCGCCCGCCGTAGCGCGCCACGCTGCCGCCATAGCCGCTGTCGCCTAGCGCGCTGGTGAACAGGTTGCCGTAGACGCCCGGCTGTTCGGACATGCGACGACGGTTGTCCTGCGCGAGTTGGGCGTTGCGGTCACGCTGCGGTGCGCCCTGAACGGGCGGCGCTTTAGGTGCTTTGATACAGATGGCCGTCACTCCCCTGCATAGCGGTTCATCATATCCGCTCGCGTTGCGAACCTGCCGATGAACCGACCGTCATTTCCGTTTGCGTTGGTGTAGCTGAAGCGCGTCCTTTGTCCAGCGGAAAAGCACGAACTTTTCGCCGTTTCGACCGTATTCAAAGGGCATGCCACTAGGTCTGCCACCCGTGCGGTGTATCCATTGGTGGGCGGTCAGGTGCTTTTCCATCGCGCGGGCTTCCAAGATGCGAACGCCACGGTCCATCAGGTCAGGCACGATGTTGTCGACGATGAAGCGTTGCATGGCCGGAACGGCGCGCTTGAACTCGTCGGTGCCGATGGCCCAAATCGAGTAGGCGGCCGCGTTCATCGGCGACACGCCGAAGAAGGCAACGGGCTCGCGCTCACGCTTCTCGGCGACGTAGTTGTCGCCCGACATCAGCATGGCGTAGGCAAGCTCGTGCGTCTTGAAGCCGTCGGGCAATTGGCAGAACGCCTCTTCCCGATCGGCCTCGCGAAGGTTCGCGCAAACGAACGACGCTGACGCCAAGGTAGCCGGCAGGATACGCATGGTCACTTCCCTATCTGTTCGATGAAGCCGGCAATCACGACGGCGACGAGAAACGCAGCATAGCCAAGGCTAGGCCAGATGAAGACGAGCAGCCCAGTCAGGACGAGCAGGACGACGAGGAAACCGAAGTCGTCCATCACCAGTTCCCCAACGGATCGTCGAAGTCCATCGCGTCGCCCGGCCCGGCTTGGTTGCCGGTCAATGTCTCGGCGAGCCACGACTTCTTCTTGCCCGTGCCGTTCATGCGCAGGGCGAGCGCCATGTCGCGATAGAGCCAAGCCATCAGCACGGCGTCGGCCTCGTCGGTAGACGCGCCGATGCGCGACCTGATCTCGTCCTTGCTCTCGATGTAGAGCAGCTTGCCCTTCGGCCCCCATAGCGGGGCCGACAGTTGCGTGCGCAGTCGGATCGACGGCGGCAGGCAGATTTCAAACTCGCTTTGCGGGTCAAGCGCCTCGCGGAACGTCCACCACATTTCGGCGCGGACGTTGGCGTAGCGATAGGTCATGGTCGAGTTCCATGACGACGAGCCGTGGCTCGCGACGCACATTTCAGGCGTGATCTTGTGATCCTTCTCCAGCAGCAGCGCCGTCGACGCGCCCCATGAGCCCGTGCCGTCAAGCACGATCAGCGAGCCGTGTTTGCGGGCGGTCAGGATCATCGCCATGACCTCCAGCCCGGTCGGTGTGTCGCGGCCGGGCCTGACCGTCAGTTCGTCGAAGAAGTCCGTCTCCAGCAGCGGCGCGAGCACGGTCATGTCAGCACCGCCCTGCGCCACGTCACCGGCCAGCACCAGTTGCTTCAGGCGACGACGTTCCGGCTCGCGCTTGCGCCACCGGGCCTGCGCCGCCACCACCCATTCGGTCGGGATGACCTGCATTGGGTGATCCTCGCCCTTGATCGAGAAGTCGCCCGTCAGGAGCATGGAGCGGAACGGCTCCGGCTGGCCTGCCAGACGCTCGACGTAGCCGGTGCCGGCGAGGAAGGCGTTGTCCTTGGCGAGCGAGCGAATGAAGGTGCGGCTGCGGGCCGAGGCGTAGCGTCCAGCATCTATGTCATCCTGCGTCGGCTCCGGTATGTGCGCCGCGCTTTCCATATCGTAGTAGCCCGGACCATCCACCCAGACCGTGGTCAGGCGATCACCTTCGCGGCGCATGAAACACCAGCGGAGCTCGCCGACTTCGGCAGGGTTCGTGAAGGTGTCGTCGAGCCACGGCGCGAACCAGCGAATGAGCCAGTCGCCAACGGCGACGTCCTGAAGCTGGCCGTCGCGCATTTCCGGCATCGGCGGGTTGGTGGCGAAGACGATGCGCTTGCGCTGGCTGGGGTCGGTCGAGCGCAGCCACTGGGTGACGAAGGCGATCTTGAACTCGTCCATCTGCGCGGCCTCGTCGAAGCCGTAGAAGTCGCGGGCGTTGCCTTGGTGGCTCTTCTCCGAGCCGGGTGCGTCGAGATGCGCGCCGTAGACGCGGCGGCCGTCGTTCAACGTCATCGTTTTCTTGTTCGAGTTTGACTGCGTGACGCCCACCTTCTGCACGATCTCGGTCAGGCGCTCCCAAAGCGTGTCCAAGTCGTTCGACTGGCGGCGGAAGACGGTCGACCGCTGATGCTGCGTCGAGGCGAGGCCGAGCAGCAGATCAGTCTTGCCGCCACCGGCAGCGCCGCCGTAGAGCAGTTCGTCGGCCTCGCTGAAGAACGCCTCGGATTGCGGTCCACCCTGCGGTAGCCAGCACTTGTTCAGCAGCGGCTTGACCTTGGCGACAAGCTCCGCACGCTCCGGGGCTGCTAGGCCCCGGATGCGTGCCTCAAGCGTGGTCAGCGTCAGCGCGGTCATCGGCCTTTGGTCGTGATGTTGTAGGTAAGCACTGCTATCTGGTCTCCGCCGTAGCTTAGAACCGTGTTCTCCACCCGGTATAGGGTAGCCTCGTGCCGGAGCCGCGCGGCCGCGCGCTCGCATATCTGTTCGAACGTCGTCTCGTCGTCGATGCGCATAAGGAAAACCCATGGCTCGCGTGTCATTGCAGCACCATCGCGCCTTTCACCTCTTCAGCACGATGCGTCTCGCGCTTGCCGGGTAGCACCTCGCCGACAACGGCAAACGTCTTGACGACGTTGCGCTCGAAGTCGATCTCAAGCCAGAAGGCCGTGAACGTCACGCCGTAGAGGTCCATCTGCTGGCCCCAGTAGACGCGCGCGCGGCTTTGCCATGTAGGATCATTCGGCCCGACAGGCGGGATCAGGAACTGCCACATTTTCACGCGGCGCTGGCCCGGATAGGCCGGATGCTTGTAAGCCCGATAGACCGGGTTGCCGGTAGATGGTCTAGCTGACATTTGGTCCGTCCATGTCTGGGACAGCCACGGCAGCGGCCGCTTTGGCCTTCTCTGCCTGCGCCAGTGCCTCCTTGACCGTGAAAACGCGGCGATCGAGCATCCATGCCACGTCCTCGCTCGCGCCATGGCCCGGCTTAGGCAGCAGGTTCAACACCTGACCGAGCCGGTCCCATGCCTCGGCCTTGGGTGCAAGCCGTTCGATCGTGCGCCGAAGGTCTTTGATCTCGTTGCTGGCGCGCTCCATCATCTCGATAGCTTCGCGCTGTTCCATAGGTCCGGTGTTCATGCGGTCTCTCCTTCGATCATAGGGCCAGCCTTGTCGCCAGCGCGTGCACCGGTGTCGAGCAGATGCAGCACGGCCAGCGCAAGCGCGCGGTCCGTCGTCATCTCCGGCTCGCTGCCCGGCAATAGCGGCTCGTTGTCATTGTTCAGCTTGACGCCGCCGTAGGTCTTGCGACGCCTAGCGGACAGCCACAGCGCCTGCGCCTTGTAGTCGCCCTCGACAGCCTTTTTGTAGAGCGAACGTTCGACGCGGCCGTCGGCCTCTTCGCCGAAGGACAGGCACGCTTCGCGAAATTCCGGGTGCCTGAACTGCCATAGGCGTATGCTTTCGGGCGTCACCCCAAAAAATTCTGCCATTTCCTCGTCGGTGGCACCCATGTAGGCCAGTGCGCACGCCTGTTTCACCTTGTCTTCGTCGTAGACCGACGGCCGTCCGCGCTTCGTTCGAGGCGGATTTGGGTGCTCGATATCCTGCGCCAGCGGGCGCATGCGTGCTGCTTGTGAGGGACTTGGGGCCATTGCGCCACTATAGCCGCGTCGAACTTTTTTCAAAACTACTCTTTACACCACCCTAAATCACGTCTATGAAGGGAGCCAAGCCGGTTCACCGGCCCTCGGCACCCAGCCTTCGCCGCGTTCTTTGACATCGTAGGTAACTGATCAATCCAAGGCAGCACTATCGCTGCCCCCCTGTAATTGACGCAACTAGAGCGGCCGGCTCCGGCTGGCCGCTTCATGGTGCGCCAAGACACCGATAAGCAGGAGACAACAATGACACTGGACAACTTCACCGCGACGATGATCGCCGAAGGGAATTACGAACTGGCCGGGCTGGACCCGCAGGACGTGACCGAAGACATCGTCATCAGCGCATGGCAGCACCTGATCAGCACGGGTCTGGCATGGCGGCTTCAGGGCTACTTCGGACGCACGGCCGCTGCCCTGATCAACGCTGGCCACTGCGTGAGGGTCTGACCATGCTGCGCGAGATCAAGCCGGACTGGAAAAACATCAAGAGCTACGCCACCGAAAAGGCGCTGATGAAGCGCCTCGCACAAGACGCGCCGCTCTACCCAGACAACGACGACAGATACATCGTGGTCCAGACACCAGAAGGTAGATGGACCGCGATTGTCGTTCTGGACAAGAACAGCGGCGGCTACCTCGGCCGCTACGATTTCCTGAAAGTCTAAGCCGAAACCGGGTTCGCCCGGTCGCTGTATGGGTGACGCCCGGCAGCCTGACGAGGCAAGTCAGCAACCAAAAACAGCAGGAGAACAGGACAATGAAAGAAGCTCGCATCGTGATGCCTTGCGCATCGCATCTTGAAGGCTGGGGCGACGCCCACAACCGCCTTACGCGCGACCTTTGCCACCACTTCGGCGGCTGCACCAAGACAATCGGTTCCGGGTGCTGGGTCGACCCGAAAGGCAAGATGATCGCCGAAACCGTGCTGGTCTACGACGTGGCGATGGACGACACTGCCGCGAATGTCGATCATCTCTGCCGCATCGCCGAGCACTACGGCCGCAAGCTGGAGCAGCACAGCATCTACGTCCGCTACCCGGACGGCCGGGTGTTCATCACCGAACTCGAATAGCCGAAACCGGGCGATGCCCGGTCGCGAGAAGGACGACAACCTTCCGCCTGACGAGGCAAGTCAGCAACTCAACGCAGGAGAAT